GGACCCGAGCGTCAACGCGGCGCGGTGTGCCGCCAAACCAGCATGGGGCGTCCTTCGCCCCATCCAGACTGAACCTCCTCAGTCAACAGGGGCTCCGCAGCCAGAGATGGCTGTTCGGGGCCCTTTTGTGTTTCCCCGCCTCCTGAATGCCAGAAACCACCTCACGCCTCCAGGCGTGGAAGGCCCGCATCGCTACCTCCAAGCAGAAGATGCGCGACCTCCTGCCCGAGTGGCAGAAGAACATCGACTACCGGCGCGGCAAGTGCTTCGACAGCGACTCCGACGAGGACCGCGTAGCCGTCTCGATCGACTGGTCGATGACGAAGAGCAAGAAGGCTCAGCTCTTCTCGCAAGTCCCGCAGGTGATGCTCACGCCGAAGCATCCGAGCTTCAACGACGCGGTCCCTGTCTTCGCCAAGGTCCTGAACGACGCCCTCACGAAAGAGAAGGTTGGCGTTGCGATGGACGAGGCGATGGACGACACCGTCAACGCCGCTGGAATCGGCGTCGTGATCGTCAGCTACGAGGCCAGGACTGCGACGACGGAAGTCCCGGCAATCGACCTGAGTGTCTATCCGCCGAACCAGCAGGCCCTCCTCATCGAGTCGGGCCAGCTCCCGATGACCGAAGTCGAGCGCGTCGTCGATCGGCGCTTTCCAATCGAGCACATCAGCCCCGAAGACTTCCGCTGGGCAAACGAGTTCACCGGAGCGGACTTCGACAAGGCCGCGTGGGTCGGCCGCTCGGGTCGCATGACCTGGGCAGAGGCGAAGAACGCCTTCCATCTCCGTGACGCGGATCGTGAGAAGGTCGTCACCTCGGAACCACACCTCTCGACCGACCGCCTCTCACCGAATGACCCCTATCGAGACGGCGAGTCCGAAGTCGTCACGTTCGACGAAGTCTTCTACTGGCGCTATCGATTCCATCCGGAGGAGAAGTCGTTCAACGCGATCCACCACCTCGTCTTTGTGAATGGCCTTGACGAGCCCGTCATTGACGAGCCTTGGAAAGGGCAGCGATTCGACCCCGACACCGGAGCATATCTGGGTGCGTGTTCGTTCCCGATTAGGGTCTGCACGCTGACTCACATCAGCGGCGATGCGATTCCGCCGTCGGACTCGGCCATCATCCGGCCCCAAGTCAACGAGCTGGTGAAGTCGCGGTCGCAGATGGTCCAGCAGCGGGATCACTCGATTCCAATCCGCTGGTTCGACGTCAACCGCGTCGATCCGCAGATTCAGGACTCGATGATGCGCGGCGAGTGGCAGGGCTTCATTCCCACGCAAGGTGATGGGACCCGCGCCATCGGCGAGGTGGCCCGAGCAAACTATCCGCGAGAGAACTTCGACTTCGATAGGGTTATCAAGAGCGACATCCAGGAAGCCCTCTCGCTTGGCCCGAACCAAATGGGCACCTACGCCTCCGGCGAGCGGAGCGCGTCCGAAGCATCGATTGTCGATCGGTCGTTCCAGACTGAGATTGGCTATCAGCGGGCCAAGGTCGCTGACTTCTTCGTCAGCATCGCCGAAGTCCTGGCTGGACTCTTGGCCCTTTACGGCGACTTCGAGCTGCCCTCGGTCGGTCCAGATGGCATCCAGCGTCTTCAGGGTTGGGACCGCAATCAGATCAACCAGGAATTCGTGTTCGGCATCCGTGCCGATTCGACCGTCCGCGTTGATGCCCAGCAGCGTATCGCCCAGTTGCTGAGGATTCTCGATGTCGCGGGCAAGGCCCCCTTCGTCAATCCTGAGCCCATCATCCGCGAAATCATCGAACTCTCGAATCTCGATCCCGCCACCGTCATGGTGGAGCCACAGCCGAAGGGACCGGACCAGGCCAATATCAGCGTTCGTGTCAGCAACGAGGACATCAACAATCCGATTGTGCTTGCCCTGCTGATGAAGACGGGCCAGGCGCCCTCTCCCGACGAGTTGAATGCCGCGAAGGCCCTCCTTGCCGCCTCCGCACAGGGCGCTGCCCTTGCGGGTCAGGAGTTTCCGATCGACGCCTCTCAGGGAGGCGTCGGGCAGGCCAATCCGTTTGAGGATGCCCATCCCGAGTGGACCCTTCCGCCTCGCGTGAATAAGCGAAGGGGCGACCTCTAACGCCGTGCCCATTGAGAAGCTATCAATTCCGCGTCGAGCGATGCGGGGTGTTCACGAGTTCGTGACTCCGGCTGTTATCGAGGAGAGCGACGTTCAGCAGCCTGATTCGCTCGTCTTCCTTGCCATTGACCTCGACGAATCGGTTCGGACCGATCCGAACACCTTCGTCTCGATGCGGGTCCTTGCCTCACGAGATGACGGCAAGACATGGCAGCCGATCTGCGGTGCGACGTTCCGAGGCGATCCCGACCTGCTTTCGACGGCGCCGATCGGCGTCGGCGTCAGTGCGGCGGCGATGGTAGGGGCCCGCATCAAGAGCGAAATCGACAGTCCCGAAACAAAAGCCGTCGGCTTATCGGTGCAGGTGCGCAGCTCGGCCGACTTCGGAGGCGCCTAAATTAGATGGCAGTTCCGACGGTCGTTCAAACCCCGACCGTTGTTGTCGCCTCAGCGGTGTCCTCCGTCAATCTGACGATGGGCTCCGCTGTCACGGCTGGCAACGCGCTCGTCGGTTGCGTCCTACAAACTGGCTCCGCCACGCGATCGTGGACCGTCACGGACACGGTTGACGCGGGGAACTGGGCCAACGATATCGAGTTCAACCCAGGGCGTGCAGTCACGATCAGTCATCGGTTCAATGCCAGCGCGGGCACACCGACGATCACCTGGACGGTCAACACGTCAACGTGGACGGGGTATGCGTGGGCGTGCGAAGTCGCCGGGCTCGACAGCGGCGGCACGATTCAGACGGGCTCCATCTCAGAAGGTGTCGCGTCGGACAACCATACGTGCAACGCGACGAACCTGACCGGCAGCGACGTCTTCGTGATGGCGGCGGGCGTGCTCACCGCGGCCGCCACCAGTTCGGCGGCGGGCTCGGGCTACACGGCGGCCCCGAGCGGGACGGGCACCAACAAGCTCATTGAGTATCAGGTCACGGCCTCCCTCAACGACAACGGGCCGTGGACCAGCACCGGCACGGACCGCTTGGGCGTCTCGGCTATGGCCGTTTATCCAGCGCCCGTAGTCGCAGGCGGTGGACATCCGACGATGCGTCGGTGGGGCGGTATTCCCGGCATGGCAAACAGCGGAGCAGGCTATCGCGGCTCCCGCACCTGGTAGCGCGGCAAAGAACGCCGCCTTTCATCTCAAAGAACGAACGACTAGCAATTGGCATCGACTGACGCACTTCCATTTCCCCGCAAGAACGTCGCCTACCGAGTGATCTTCCCGATCCTCGACGCCGATGGCGACCTGGTGACGGGCGCAACCGGCCTCGACTCGGAAGTCTCGAAGGACCAGGGAACGTTCGCCGACTGCACGAACGAAGCGACCGAAATCGCCACCTCGAGCGGGATGTATTACCTCGACCTGACCTCGACGGAGATGGACGCCGATTGCGTGTCTATCATCATCAAAACGTCGTCGGCTGGCGCGAAGACGACTCCGATCGTTCTCTATCCGATCGAGGACGGGGACATTCGGGCGAACGTGGTCCAGTTCGGCAGCTCCGCAGGCACGTTCTCGTCGGGTCGTCCCGAGGTGAACACCACACACGCGGCTGGAACCGCCTGGGGCTCCGGAGCCATCACCGCCGCATCAATTGCCACCGACGCAATTACCGCCGCAAAGGTCGCCTCGGACGCCGTGACTGAAATCCAGTCGGGCCTTTCGACCCTGACGGCCTCGGGAGTGCGTTCTGCGGTGGGCCTGGCCTCGGCCAACCTCGACACCCAACTGTCGGCGATCGACGACTACCTCGATACCGAGGTTGCGGCGATCAAGGCGAAGACCGATAACCTTCCGGCTTCTCCAGCAGCCACTGGAGACATTCCATCAGCGGCCAGCATCGCCGATGCAGTCTGGGATGAGGCCACGGCTGGCCACACCACAGGCGGCACCTTCGGCGAACAGCTCAAGTCTGACGTGGACGCCATTCTGGCGGATACGAACGAACTCCAAACCGATTGGGTCAACGGCGGACGCCTCGACCTCATCATCGACGCCATCAACGCCAAGACCACGAATCTTCCGGCATCGCCTGCGGCAACGGGCGACATCCCCGCTGCTTCGACGATCGCAACCGCAGTTCTGGATGTTGCGAATGGCATCGAGACGAGCATCACGCCCAGAGAGGCCCTTCGGCTGATTCTGGCGGCTTGTGCGGGCAAGCTGTCCGGCGCCGCGACCACGACGGTCACGATTCGGAACGTTGGCGACACCAAGGACCGCCTTGTGGCCACCGTTGATTCGGATGGCAACCGCACGGCGATCTCAACCGACGTCACCTAACTCCAGAGGACATCTTCAGGGTTGTTTCCAGCTCGATTCTTTAACCTTCGGTTCTTCAATCCGCGCTACTGGCTCAAGGCCGGCGCCGAAACGATTGAAGTTCCGGACATCGTCCTCTTCCAAGCATCGATTCGACGCACCTTGACCGAGGGCGCGTCTGTGAGGCGTCTCAACGCCTTCGGGATGGGCCTTGCCCGTCTCCAGGCCGCTGACGCCGATGTGCGGCGGATCGCGCCGCATCGCCTCTCAATCGCCCGCCTCTTCTCGATGTCTATCGAACGCTAAGCATGGCTCCAGAAATTCACGTCAACGACATCGGAACGATCTTCCGCGTCACCCTTCGGGACGAATCCGGCTTGGTCGATCTCTCGACCGCCTCCACGAAGCAAATCATCTTCCGCAAGCCGAGCGGCACCATCCTGACCAAGACGGCCAGCCTCACGACCGACGGCACCGATGGAAAGCTCCAGTACGCCTCGGTGTCGGGTGACCTCGACGCAGAGGGGGAGTGGCAACTCCAGGCTCGCATCGCGATCGGAAGCGGCGACTGGAAATCCGACATTCATCGATTCACCGTCCACCCGAACCTATCCTGATGCCCATCTACGATCTCACCTGCCCGAACAATCATCAGCAGCACGACCTGATGCTGAGGATGGGCGAGCGTCCACCTTGCCCCGAATGTGGTGAGGCCACCGAGACGCTCTGGCGCGGAAAGGCCAACGCCGTCGTCCAAGACTCGATCGAGGGCGGCCTCGCCATCGAGCACGGCCTCTGCCACGCCGATGGAACGCCCCGAGTCTTCTACTCACGATCGGAAATCGCTCAGGCCGCGAAAGCGGCCGGTCTGGTCAATGCCGTGAGGCACATGCCTGAACGCGGCTCCGACAAGTCACTCCACACTTCCCGCTGGATCTGATTGGCTGCGCCAATCATTGCTTCGGCTAGTTGCCGCACTCAGATCGCGTAGCGATCAAGCGGTCCCGCCTCCTTGCGTCCACGTCCTGTGGGCGCCTCCCAGAACGCCAAGTTGACCTTTACAGAAATCGTTAACGAGATTGCCGATCGTCTGAACCTGACGAGCGACGATGCGCTCAACCGCATTGGACGCGGCGTCAATCGGCACTACAAACGCATCACCAGCTCGGTCGGCCTTGTCGTGGCCAGGCGGGCAGTCGTGTCTGCGACGGCCTCGCTCGGGTCGCAATACCTCACGTTCAGTGGCATCGAGAAAGTCATCTCGGTCTACGACGACTCCTCGGGGTCGGTGCGGGTCCTTCCGGAGGTCACGTTTGACCAGCTCCGGAATCAGAACGCCACGACCGGGAGCCCAACCTGTTACGCCATCGCCCGCATGGGATCGGGTTCGGTGACGGTCTTCCTCGACTGCCTCGCACAGACCGAGTTCGAGCTGAAGGCCGATGGCCATGAAACCGCCTCCGAACTCTCAGGGAGTCAGGAGCCATCGTTCCCGGAGAGCTTCCACGACATCCTCGTCGAAGCTGTCCTGGGCGACGAGCTGCGGAAGTTAGAGAAATCGGATCTCGCGGCGGCGGCGGATGTGGCGGCGCAGCGACTGCTGTCTGACCTTCGGATGTGGATCGCCAAATCGGGCTATCTGAACATCCAGCAGGGCGGAGCGAAGCATCTCCAGACCGGCGCAGGTGTCAACGGGGGAGGTACCGCACCTTCGGGTGGCACCTCGTGGACCCAGACCGGCCTGGTCACGTTCGACCGTGATCCATCTGCACCTTTTGCAGTCACCTCGGGATCGGCGACGGTCACGAATCTTGATGCCGACAAGCTCGATGGCCTCGACTCGACTGCCTTCGCCCAGCTTCCGATCGACCTCGCGGCAGACGTAAGCGGCGACCTTCCGTTCTCCAATGTCGCCCAGATCGCCACCGACCGCCTTCTCGGACGTGACACGGCCGGGACCGGCGACATCGAAACGCTCACCGTTGGTGGAGGTATCGAATTCACCGGCTCGGGTGGCATTCAGCGATCGGCCTTTTCGGGTGGCGATGTCACCGGATCAGCCGGAAGCGCAACCCTCACGATTGCGAACGACGCCGTCACATACGCCAAGCTCCAGAACGTCTCGGCGACGAGCCGCGTTCTTGGGCGCAAGACATCCGGTGCGGGGGATACCGAGGAATGCACCCTCTCTGAGGTTCTTGATTTCGTCGGGTCAGCTGCACAGGGAGACATCCTCTATCGAGGGTCGTCGGCTTGGGCGCGGCTTGCGGCAGGAACGAATGGTCAGTTCCTTCAGACGCAAGGAGCGGGGGCCAATCCGCAATGGGCCTCATCGAATGCCAAGCCATTCATCGTCTTCACTCCCGCTGCCAACAATCCACCCGCAAGCGCCTACTCCACACCCGACACGCGCAACGCCCATCTCGTTCTCGACTTCGACGGCTCCACCGATGAAGAGGCCGTCTTCCCAGGTGTCTTGCCGAGCGGCTACAACGGCGGCGGGCTGACCTGTGACATCTACACCGCCTTCACCTCTGCAACTTCGGGAAGCGTCCGGTTCCAGGCCGCGATCGAACGGATCGACACCTCCTCCTTGGATATCGACGCCGACTCCTTTGCGTCCTTCCAATCGGCAGGTGGCTCCGCGCCAGGCACTAGTGGTCAGGTCATCAAGGTCACCATCACGTTCACGGATGGAAGTCAGATGGACAGCCTAGCGGCTGGCGAGGCGTTCAGGCTGAAGATTCGCCGGGATGCCGATGGCACGTCCGGAACCGACGACATCACCACCGACGCCGAGGTCCTTCGCGTCGTTGTGCGCGAAACGTAGTGGCTCGCAGCTTTAACGGTTCCAGCCAACACGCCTCGAATACCGGTGCGGCGCCAGCGTCCGCCACGCCTTTGACGTTGGCGGCCTGGGTCTATCCCACGCAGAGTGGCGTCAACCAGGACCTCTTCATGGTGTACAGCGCGGGGGATCAGTACTTTGGGCTTCAACAGCTCAATGACGAGCGTTTGGACGTAGCCGTCCGAAATGGCGGGACCCGCACATCGGCCACGTCAACAGGAGGTGTGACTATCAACGGCTGGAACCACGTCGCGGGTGTGTTCGCGGCAACGAACTCCCGAGCGGCCTACCTCAATGGCGCGAAGGCCACGAACACCGCCGCCGTCACGAACCCGACCATCAACAAGGTCACGCTGGCACAGGTCGTTGACCTGAACTATTGGGCCGGGCGTGTTGCACATGCGGCGGTGTGGTCGGCAGCGTTGACGGACGACGAGGTCACAGCTCTCGCGAAGGGCTTCTCTCCACTATTGATCCGTCCGACGAGCCTGGCCGCCTATTGGCCGCTCGACGGGAACGACAGCCCCGAGCCCGATCGGTGGCGTCAGGGCCTCACCCTCACGCTTACAAATTCACCGACCAAGGCTGATTCACCCCGAATCATCCTTCCCGCTCCTCCTCTCTAGTCCAGCTTCTGGGCGCGTCTCTGCGCCCATTTCCGAATGCCCGATTTCGTCATCACCTCCCTCAGGGGAGGCGTCAACAATTCAGATCCGCCTGTCGCCATTCCCAACAATCAGTGCGTCACGGCGACCAACGTCGAATTTCATCGGTCGATGCTCGGCGAACGGCGCCGGGGCTCGATCCAGATCGACCTCACCGGAAGCGACCTCGCGGCCTGTGACCGGATCGTCTGGCTCCATCGGCACCTTCCGACGACCGACGAGGCCGATGCCCAGCTATGGGCACTTGGCATCACCGACGGTACTCCGTCGGTGGCGGTGCTCGCCTACAAGGACACATCCTGGCACACCGTCTCGATGTCCGATGCCCTAACGATCGACGGCACTTCGGAATACCGGGTTCATGGTCAGACCCTTCACGGCAAGCTGTTCATCGCTTACAACTCCAGCGTCGATCGTCTTCACGTCTGGGACGGCACCTCTCTGCGCCGAACGGGCCTGGCAGAACCTGCGGCTCCAACCGGAGCTAACCAGGGCTCAGGCTCTTTGGCCGCAACCGCCCGCTACTACCGCGTGCGCTACACCGTCCAGAGTGGCGGCGCGACCCTTCGTCGGAGCGAACCCTCCGAGGTTCTGACCTTCACGCCGAGCGGAAGCGGAGCGTTTGTCCGAATCACCAAGCCTGCCTCGATCAGCGAGGGTGAAACCCATTGGGAGTTGGAACTGTCATCGGACAACGCCAACTTCTACCGCATTGCCACGACGGCCGTCGGGACGACGACCTTCGATGACGGTCAGGGCCTCGTTGCCTTGGCGTCGTCGGGGTTCGACCTGTCGGAGGACATCGGCGACTACTCGCTGATCCCCTCTGTTCGATATCTCACGGCCGACCAGGACCGCCTGATGGGGGGCGGCAGCTTCGAGGACTCGGCGCTGGCGTCGAGGGTGGTCTGGACGCCGGTCTTCAACGATCCCGGTGACGGCAACGACGAACGTACTCCGCTCGAGACGGACAACTTCCTCGACCTTGACGGGTTCGAGGGCGGTCCCCTGACGGGCCTGTCGGCCAACGTTCTCGGCTACGTCTACGGCTTCAAGTCGCGCCACACCTACAAGCTCGTTCGGACAGGTTTCCGCACTCGCGCCTACGACGCCATCCCAATCACGAAGGAGAGGGGAGCGATCGAGGGCTCGCTTGTGGCGGCCATCGACCAGTCGGGTAAACCGACGCTCTACTTCCTCGATCCGGATGTTGGTCCGGCTCGGCTCGGGGCGAACAGCCTCGAACGCTGCGGCGCCGACATCTTCGAGACATGGCGCGACGTAAATCTCGATGCGTCGAAGGTCGTGAGCCGAGGCGTCTTCTATCCCGAACCGCAACAGGTGCATTGGTGGATCACCACCGATGACGCCGACTCGCCGAATCTTCGCATCGTGCTTCAGACCAACGAGGTTCGGAGCGGAGACGACGGCGCCCGAAAGGGCTGGTCCATCTGGGACGGCCCCTCATCGGCTGCTCTCGCAGTGTGCAGGTTCGCCGACAACATCGACGACGACACTCCTCGGTCGAATGTCCTGGTCCCGTTTATCGCCCTCGAAGGCGATGGCCTGATTCATCGAACCGACATGGGTAGTGACGACAACGGCACCGACTACGAGGCTCGCATCGTGTCCAAGCCCTACGTTCACGGCAGCTTGCTCAACGAATTCGAGTGCAAGAACGGCGTCCTGATGGCCAAAGCCCAAAGTGGGGCCAGCTTGGACATCACCGTCACCCCGAACTTCGGCGCTGACGCGACCCATACACGCACCGTCTCCGATATTTCTCTGACGCCAGAAGGGACGGAGGAACAGGTCATCGTGCCGCTGGACAACCTCTCACTGGCGGCACTCAGAACCGTTCAGATCGAGTTCGCGGATACCGACTCGCCCGGCGAGCGTTGGGAACTAAACCTCTTCGCCCTCCGCGAAACCTCAGGTCAGAGGGCTTAGGCAATGTTTTCACTCACGAGGAGAGGGGAGTATTCGGAAGCGATCGAGTCCGAGTTCGAGAACCTCTTCGCCCGATTGCGCGGACTTCTGAGCCAGACCTTCGACATCGACGGCGAGCTGATCGTGGCCGATCCCGAGTTGGCGATTGTGCCAGTGGGAGGGGTCTTCCCGTTCGCGGGCACGGCAGCTCCAACGGGCTATCTGTTGTGCGACGGCTCCCAGGTCTCAAGGACGACCTATCAAAGTCTGTTTGGCGTCGTCGGCACCACCTATGGCGCGGGCGACGGCTCAACGACCTTCCATCTGCCGGATCTGCGACAGCGATTCCCGCTCGGCAAGGCCGCCTCAGGAACGGGCTCCACGCTCGGCGCGACCGGCGGAGCGATCGACCACACGCATTCGGTCGGCTCGCACACGCACTCGTTCTCGGCAACGAGCAGCTCGGACGGCAACCACTCCCACGGCGGCTCGACCGGATCGAATGGAAGTCACTCGCATTCGATTTCGTCGGACGGCACGCACAGCCACACGGGCACTCATGCGGAGCCGGAAACGACGGGGTTCGTGACGGTTGTGCCGTATTCGTCGCCAGACGGTGGCCACAACCACGGCGGCTCGACCGGATCGGTCGGCGACCACTCCCACTCCATCAACGGCGACGGCACGCACTCCCATAGCGTCTCGGGCACGACGGGTAGCTCCTCGGCCGCCGAGACCGGCACTGCGAATCCACCATTCCTTTCGCTCAACTACGTCATCTTCGCCGGGCGCTAACCCGCCTTCTCGCGATCGGCCTCCTGGCCGTCCTGCCGGCAATTCCTGCAATGCCCAACACCATCCCTCGATCGGATTCGATTCAGAGCCTCGCCAATGAACTGCTTCGGCGACAGCTCGCAGACGATCCTGAGCAGTTCCGACAGCAAGTGCAGTCGACATCGCCATCCGGCATGGCAATCAGCCCCGGACTGCTCCAGACCCTGGGCGGGCTCGCCGATGCGGCATCAACGTATGCGTTCCTCAAACGCGGAGACAGCACCGAGGCGAATCCGTTGGTTGGCTTCACCCGCAATCGCGCTGCCGCGACTGGCGTGGCCGCTCTGACGGGTCTGGCTGCGACGAAGGGCGCCACGGCCCTCATCGGGATGAGGTTCCCAAGAGTTGCGGATGCCATCGCTTCAAACCTTGGAGCTGAGCAGTTGGGGCTCGCAGTGGACAACCTACGCGGTCTGGATGCACGCAACGGGCGCAGCTCCTACCGCACCTATAACGACGCCCTTCAGCGGTCGGTCATCCGCGAGGCAGGCAAGAGGTAAATCAGTTTGGCCAACGAGAACTACGACTACTCAGACATCGAGCGACAGCTCAAGGAACGAGCCTCGCAGAAGGGGCTCGCGTACGACCCGTCCGACCTCGAAGATATCAAGCGCAACACCGGCTACGACGTGGGTGGCATCAGCCCCGAACAAGCCCTCCAGAACGCCTTCACCAAGTACGACGAACGAGCCGCCACCGGACAGTCGGGAGGTGGAGTGGCGGGGCAGTGGACCGCCAGCGCGACGACCTCGACGACGCCGGGCTGGGACGAGATGTTCAAGGCGCTCCAGAACCGGGTCGATTCGGCGAATACGGCGAATCGCGCTCGGAACGATCAGCTCTGGCAGACGTACATGGACCGCGCCCAGCAGGGCCTGAACGTCGATCGGAACAGTCCGGTCATCCGGACGCAGGCGGACGCCTACTCCGCGAATGAGCAGAGGGCGAGCCGCGACTACCTCGCCGACCTCGCAGAGAAGTCGGGACCCCTCGCGAACCTGCGGGGGGAGCAGCGCCTTGCATCCGAGCGTCTCGGACAGCGAACCGGGACGTTCGAGGCCGAACTCATCTCAAGGGAGTTGGGGGCGAAGCGGGAAGAGATCGCGCAGGCGCTTCAGGGCTTGTCCGGACTTCTATCGGCGGATCAGGTCCAGGCACTGCAGCGCGAGCTGGCGATGTACGACAACGCCCTTCGGCAGCAGGGTCTCTCGATTCAGTCGCAGGGCCAGAATCTCGATTGGCAACGCGCCCTACTTCAGAACGATCAGTTCCTTGCCGACCTCGGTCTGCGAGCTGAAGACCGGGCGTCGTACTGGGACGCGGTCCGATCCGGCGGACTGACCTAACCCGCCCAACACCTCCTCCAAGTCCATCGGCGCCTTCGTGCGCCCATTAGGTAAGAAGAAAATGAGTCTATGGTCCACCCTCGCCCAAATTGGGGGCATCGCCGCTGCACCCTTCACTGGCGGAGCATCGCTCGCCATTCCGGCCGCTCTTGAAGTTGGCTCGAAGGCCCTCGGAGCAGCCGCCAACTCCAGCGCGAGCAATCGATCGGCGCAGGTTCAAGCGGACATCGAGCAGGAAAGACTTCGCCAGCAGTCGCAGCGCGACTTCTGGCAGGCCCTCGTTGCGAGGGAGCAGGAGGGTCGAGCCTCGGGGACAGACGCGCTGAAGAAGCTTCAGCAGACGTCCTACCTTGAAAACCGAACAGGCTATCGGCCTACGACGCTCTCGACGAGCGTCGGGTCGAAGACCCTTCCGTCATTCGGCTTCGGTCCCGCTGCGTCTACAGAAGCAGACGTCACGGGTGCTCAGGCTCTTCGCAACGAGGTGATGAAGCGGTTGCAGGGCGGCAATGCGATCCCGGAGGTGCCAAACCCCTACGAGAATCCCTTCATGCTTCCCGAGCGCCACGCTGGCTTCTGGGAGAAGTTCGCGGGCATCGCCTCGCCAATCCTCGGCACCGCATCCGCCCTGTACGGATCGGACAAGGACAAGAAGAGCAAGTAGAAATGCCAATCGATAAGTTTGTGTCACCCGGCGCGATGGCGACGGAAGCGATCTTCCAGGCCCTTGCCGACAGGGAAGCTCGGCGCCGTCAGGAAATGCTCGACACCATCACTCGTCAGAAGGGCGACGATGACCACACTCGCGCCCAACGCGAAAATCAGATGGCCTTCGAGCAGCTTGCGATTCAGCAGCAGAACGCGGCGCTCGCACGAGAGCAGGCGGAGGGCCTGAAGGCGCAGCGGGAAGCCCAGGCGGAAGCCACTCGTCAGAAGCGGGCGCTCGGAGTCATCGCCACCCTGAACCCAGAGCAGAACATCGACCCCGAAACCGCCAAGACCATCCGCGAGGGTGGAATGGGCGCCCTCGTTGGCGAAGGAGCTGTGAGTCAGGGAGCCTTCCTCGGTGATGACGAAACCGGCGTCCCCCAATACGAAATGAAGGAAGGCGCTCTTTCGTTCAAAGGAACGCCGCAGCAGCGAGCGATGAGCCGCCTGATGCAGAGTCCCGCCTTCGGCGACAAGCCGTATCTGAAGGACCTGATCGAAGCGGGCGTCATCGACGACACCGCAATCGCACGACTCCTTGAGGACAAGACCGGACGGCTGTTCCGAGTGGGCCGCAACGGCTCACTGATGGTCCAGGACCCGACGACGGGACAGTTCCGGGCGACAACCGGCGCAGACGCCGCGTTCAGCAAGGACCGAGATCAGTTCGTTCAGGAGCCTGCTCCCCAGCAGGGCGGGGTGATGAACGATGCGCGGAAGGTCGCCACGTTCAACCAGATCGCAGGTTCGTATGAGCGGTCACCGCTTATCAGGGCCTCGGATCGCACGATCATCCTGAAGGAGGCCGCCGACTCGATCGAGAAGGATCCGGGCAACGCGGCCAACCAACTCAACCTCGCCTACTCCTACATCCAGGCGCTCGACACCTATCAGTCGGCCGTCCGGGAGGGAGAACTTCAGAACCTAGGTACGTTAGGGACGAAGCTCCAGCAGCTTGCTGTCGAAGCCAATAAGGTCGCGACGACAGGCGCCTTCATGCCTCCGGAAGTGGCGAAGGAAATCGCTCGAAGCGCCAAGCAGCTTGTCACCACGATCGAATCGGGTCGCAAGCGCAAGGAGCAGGAGTACGCCTCCCGCGCCAAGGTGTCGGGCGTGGGCGACATGTGGGACAACTTCGTCGGCGGCTTCGCCCCTGACACAAATTCGGGAAGTGCGGCTCCGGCTCCATCGGGCGTTCGACGCTACAACCCTGCTACCGGAAAGATCGAATAGATGCCCGACCAAATCATTGATATTCCCGGCGTGGGCCAGGTCGCATTCCCTGAGGGCATGTCGGACGACGCCATCGCGGAGGCGGCAGAACGCCTCCTGAAGCGTTCTTCGGGAACGGTGGGAGCTTATGCGCCAGGAATCCTGGAGCGAGCAGGCACCGCCGTTGACGAAGTGTTGCCGGGGAACTATTCACTGGGTCAGGTCGGACGATTCGTGAGTGACACGGCTGGCAACCTCCTACCTAGCGCGATGAACGTCGGAGGAGAGATGCTTCGCGGCGGAGGCCATCTAGCGAAGCTGATTGGGCAGTCCGCGGTCGAGAGGATCACCAACAATCCGGCAGGACCCGCGAATCAGGAATTCGGCGAGACCGTCATCGGGTTCATTCCAGGCGTCGTCCGGCAAGCGAACGAACGCTATGGCACTCCCGAAGCTCTGGCACGCACGGTTCGCAACGATCCGGCCGGTGTAATCGCCGACGTGGCGACTCTTGGGGCCCTTGTCCCCAACGCGGCTCGAACGGGCCTTCGCACGGTTGCGGGTTCCGTGGGGAAAGGACTCCAGGCTGGGGCGGAGACCCTGTATCAAACGACGCTGAGGCCGCTCTCCGTCGATGCTCGGGTTCAGCGCGGCATCAAACAGTCGGCAGGACTGCCTCCTGACCTCACGGCAGCACAGATCGGGGTCGAGCGTGGCGTCATTCCGACACCCGCTGGTGTCGCAAGAGCACAGACAGACGCTGTGACAAGAGTCCCACGGGTAACAGAACGCCAATCGATCACTTTCAACAAGCTCGACCCTAAGACATTCAAGCTCGCCCTTCCAGACAAGCCAACGGTCCCGATGTCGGCAGAGCTGCGGAAGCAGCTATCCGAGTTGATGAAGCAACCATCCGTTGGCAAGGTTCGGTTCAAAGGGATACCGATAGACGCCCTGCCTCCGGTTCCGGATGATTTGCTCATGCTGGAGGATGCCCTGGCTACACCACCGAAAGGTGGACTCGACGTTCTCGGGCCTACGACTGCGGCTGCTGGCTATCTATTCGGTGGTGGTCCGAGCGGCGCACTTCTCGGCTATCTGGCAAGCAGGCTCGCAAAATCACCCGCTTTTCGTGGTGGTGCAGCGATTGCGCTCGATCGTGTTGGGCGAGTGCTTCCTGAGCTCACCGAGCCCGCCGTGGGAACGGGTCTCGCTGGTCGTGAAGACGATCTGCGGAGACAGCTCGAAGCGGAACTCCTCAAGCGATCGGGAGGTGGACGGTGATGCAGTTCGTTCTGCCCATCTTCAGCCTTGCGGTGGCAACCATCGTCTGGAGCATCCGCCTCGAAGGTCGCGTCAACACGACCGAAAGGTTGTCGGATCAGCGATTCAGTGATCTGGAGAAGTTGCTCAACGCCAAGTTCGACGCTGTTGGCGACCGATTGGAGCGCATCGAACGGACCCTCAACGGGACGTTAACGAAGCATTAG